TTGAAGCTTACTATGAGCTTCTTCCCAGCTTCCAATAGCTTTGTCCATTTCTTCAAGAAGGTCAGGATGCTCCCCAATAGCTGTTGGATTTTGGAAGTAATTTGTGAGAATATATTTTGCACTTTTTTTCTGTGCCTCATATCTGTAACGCAGTGCGTCTATTGCAAGTTGTTTCATAGTGTTCCCTTCAAAAGTATTATATACAAATTTTGAAGTTTAGTCAAGAATTTAATTAATGAAGGCAGATGCAGTAGAAACCATCAACGCTATCAGGAGTCCAATACCGATTGCAAAAACCATTACTATTAGAGCTACTACTTTGATGTTCTCCATCATTTCTTCTTGTCTTAGGATTTCTGCTCTTCGGGCTGCTGCTGCAGCTTCCTTTGCGGCCTTGATACGATTGGCTCGTTCGGTAACTATACTCTTCCAAGTTCCCGGACCAAACCGCATGTCAACCATCGTGGCTACTTCTTGTAGTTTTTCTGCAGCGATACGTGCATCAATTACGTCACGTGCTACATTACTCACACCAAACTGGTCAACAATGCCTACGCTACCCGCTTTTTTATTGCGGATGTGTTGTACCTGCTTTTCGCCCTCGAACAGATTATCTATGTAACCTGCTATGTCTCCAATGTCGTTGGCGGTTCCTATTGCAGATTTGATACCATCTACGGCACTCTTCACAAGGGCTATACCCGCGAGTGTTTCTGCAATCATGGTTGGTTGGTTCCTATTTTGGTTGGGGTCTACATACTGCGGTTATCTTTTGTCTTTTATTACCCCCTGCTGGAACAGATTGTTGGCGGGACAATCTCTCAGCAAAGTATAGGCATCTATCCATGTCTACAAACTGTTGTGTGCGGTCTATTAGGTTTGCACCCAAGTACACGTACAACACAAATACAATCATTCTACTATGCGAACTATGTAGTTAGAGCCATCAGAATTTTTGGATACTTCTACTGTTTTATTTTCACAGGAGTACCGCACTGTCTGGCTTTTCTTATACAAGTTCCTTTCTATGGTTCTTTTTGCCTTTAAGCATTTTGATATCTTTTCAAATGCTGTGTGTTCAGAAACGTCGCCGCCCATATACAAGATAAGAGTTATGGTTTTAATGATTTCCATTTCTTAGTTTCTCTAAGTTTTCTTCTAATGCACTAAGACGCTTTTCATAAAACTCTAATGTTAACTTTTGCTGTTGGTCGTATGGCGCACGGCCTTCATCTATTTGTGTAGATAAGTCATCTAGTTGATTTGCTAGATGTTCTATCAGCATAAACTGTTCGCTGTCTGCTGGAAGACTGCCCATGTCACCGCGAGGCCACTTGATACGGAACTCTGTGTTTTGGTCTAGGTCAGATTCCATCATGGTGATGTTGGTTTCTATTTGATTTAAGCGTTCTATGATACCGAAGTATGCCCACGTTGCCACAGATGCAGCAGCCACCATACTTATTATGTTACGCAGGGGTAGCGCAACTTCGGTATTCTCACTTATCTTTGTAGCCATCACTCAATGCCCAGTATCCTAGATAAACCAAACACTTCTAATAGCATGAACGTAAAGAAAAGTAACAAGATACTACCTGCTATAAGCTTACCACTAAAGTTCGTTGACCCTATGCGGATGGCAATGAACTCGTTGCCCAGTATTCTCAATATCAGTTCAAAACTGTTCTCAGTGATGCTAACGGCTACAGGCTTTTCTGTCTCAGTCATTCTCTTTATCCATTCCAACGCAGAAGCAATTCGCATCAGGATTGTCGAACCCGTGTTCAGTTATAGCTACGTGACAGTGAGAAAGCCATTTGTGCGTAGAGTGTACATCAACCTTCACCTCAACCGGGGTAGCCACAATAAGACAAAACATGACTACGCCGCTAATTGCCAAGACTTACTTGCATCCAAGCCCATCCATTTGCTCCACTCTGCATAGTAGTGACGCATACCAACTTCGTCGTGGATGGTACTGTTCTCGTGTCGTCCGTGCAAGATGTTACGGGGTTCAGTTCCCTCGCGCATTGTTGTACCCTGACCTGCTACGCCGATAAGGTCTTCGTGTAGGTTACGCCCAAACGGACCCCAGATAGAATTGTGGTGTTTAATACGAGTCGCACGTTCCTCTGGGGTATCCTTCTTTAGTCCGTATCCACGAAACTCAATAAGAACTTTGTTTGGCCCAAGAGGTGTAACGCTGTCGCTTCGATAAGCACTACCGCGAAGATTAAAATTAAATCCGGGGAACAGGTCAACCATGTACCATTGATTGGGTGGCAGGTTAGGGAAACTAAGCTCTCCTCTATCCTCAAAGCCATCGTACTCCTCGTAGTTAACGGTGAAGCTACTAACATTAACATGTCCGTTATCGAATGGTATGTTCTTTCTAGCAAAGTATTCATCGTTAAACCCTGAGACACGATTAAAGTAGTGCATGAAATCGTGGTAGAACTCGCTGTTGGTATCGTGCCACAGCTTGTAGTTTGTATCTATTACTGCCTTGTGGTAGTGAAAGACTTCCATCTCCTCAGTGTCGATAGCATCCGCGATACAGTCGAATGCACCGCCTGTCCACTCATCTACGCTTTGATCTGGGTTGGTGTTTAGGGTAGTCCAGACCATACCCCCGTGTTTTACTTCGCAGGGTAACTCTTGCCAATTGCCAGAGTGATAAACTAGGGACAAGTCGTTACCGGAAGGAGATTTTATCTTGTCGGTCAAGAAGGTCTTAATCACGTTGTTCTCGAAACGAACCGCCACCACATTTTGCAAGGCTATCTGTGTAGTTCTAAAATCTCCCAAGCATAATAGTTCGCTGGAGTGGCACATGGGTATCCACACTTTGGAGAATATCTTATCTAGTTCCTGTTTGTAGATGTCGTGACTAGAGTAGATCGACGAACTGATGTGTTCTACGTTGGGAGTCTTAGTCCAGTCTCTATGATTACGAGGTGGCATTAATCAAACAACCCTTTTACAATTTCTATACCCTGCTGTAGGTAACTTTTTTCTGCGCTGCTTGATGCTTTACGCCCCCTGCTAGATTTAGCACCTCCAATAAATCGACTAAACCCCGTCTTAGGGTCGTGACCTGAGTAAATTTGTTTAACTGATTTGGTTTTTGTTTCTGTGTACGCCACCCTAAAACTCCCCTGCTTTCATTGCGTCCGAAAGTTTAACGGCCCTCGAACCCACCTGTTTTGCCCATCTGGAATCCATCATTTCGATAGATGCTATTTCAAAGTTACCATCGTAAATTGCACCCCACATGTTCTTAAACTTGCACAAGCGAGGTACACCCATGTTAAACGCCATGTCCATTAGTATCAACTGTCTTACACTGTCTAAGTCTTCGACGCAAGGATGTACTCGACACAATTCGTTTTCGACTATGCGAATGTCATTCATAGCAAGGTAACGAGCGTCAGCTTCGGTAATACCGTGTTCGTAGACTACATCCATGTTAGGAATGTCCATGTAGTCTAGCTCTTCTTTGGTAATACCCCTGTCCTTAAGGTTCCTACCTATTCCTATAGTTTCGATGCCCAGACTGTCTTCGTACACAGTAAGCACCATACCCTCGTGGTGAATTAACTTATCTAGGAAATGTTCTGTTCTGTATTTCATTTGGTTTTACCCCAGTTAGTTATCTCTTCGATGGTTCGTCCACACCCGATACACTTAACTCTTTCCTTATCCAATACACAAATTCCCTTGCATGGACTTTTATTCTTTTCTAGGGGTACGCTTTTCAACTACGGTATCCCCTCTGTGTTCGTGGCCCATCCAAATTCCAAAGACACCTGTCATCACGCCCATTACAACACTAACGAAAGCTGACTGTGCGGCTGTGGGGTCAGACAAATCCATAAACCATTCTGCACACCGCCAAGACATTACTGTGCTGGCTAACATCATAAATCTAGGAAGTATCTTCCACTTTAGAAATGCTTCTACTGTAATCATTTTTTACCGAAGAACTTAGTTGCAGCGCGAGTTCCAAAAGATGCAGCTACAATTGTTCCTAATGTGTACTGGTAGTATTGTGGCATAGCTTCAAGAGCCGAAAAACCCTCTGACACTATCTGTCTTCCCCAGTCACCGCAAAACGCAAGAATGAGTGGGATTGAAAACAAAACTGTAAGCCACTCGTCTTTCCAACTGTGTGCAGAAGCATCAGCCATCTTCAAGTCCCAGTCAATCTCACCTGTAGCTTTTTTCTGCATAACTACGGCTTCTGCCTGTGCCATAGCTACTTTGGTAGCTGACTGGGCTTTCTTCTCTTCTACTTTGCCGGACATCCACGTTCCAGCAAGGTCTGCTATAGGTCCAATAAGGGCTGCTAACACTTCCACCTCTTCCGCGCTTGACGTAAACGACTGTTGGGATTCTTTGCTGCTGCAGGAAACTTCTTCATCTGTCCGGCTGACCTTGCACAGTAAGACTTGCGGCGTTTAGCTGCAGTGCTTCCCGGTTTGACTTTTCCAGTAACGGCAGTCTTTAACTTGCTGCCGGGGTTCTTTTTTCGATACGC